GCTTGACGCCTCCGGCCTTATATCCTTTGCCCTTGATCTCGCCTTCGGCGACGTAGGCTTTTGTTTGTGGCCCGACCTTTGCTGATGCCGAATAGAATGCAATTCGATAGTCGTCTCCAGGTTGGTGAACGCCTGAGATCAGCGCCCGTTTAGCTTCAAGTGCGATTCCTTGTGTGATCATTTATTTTTTCTCCCATTGTGCCATGCATACGGCTACGCGTTGGCTCTCGTCTGGATATTCGCTCGACATCGTGCCGCTGACCATGCAGCGGCCTATGAAGTCGTCTTGCTCTTCGTTTCTTTCGGGTGTCGGCATGACGAGTTCATGTTTTGTTTCAAAGCCCGTAATGCGTCCGAACGTATCGCGAACGGCAAGCGATACTTTCATCTGTTCGGGTTGCGATGCTTGCATCCCTTTGACTTTATCAGCGGCCCAAGTCTGACCAGCGTCTCCGCCCCACAATGCCCATGCAATGCGGCCCGCAGATGGGAAGCCATCTTCGCCTTGTTGAAAACCCTGTCCCTTTTTATCAACTTCGTGACGTGAAAAAAACGAGTGCATTCTTTTAACGGTGTCGTCCGACAAGTTTTTGCCGTTGCTGATGTCGCGAGCGCGTGCAACGCCGACGGCGGTTCCGCCTCGGTTGTGCTCTTCGCGCCACTTCAAGCCCTTGAGCGCCTCTTCTACCATGCCTTTGCTTGGCTTGTTCTCGTCTGCGAGATCAACTTGCTTGGCTTGCTCTGTCTGTATTGGCTCTGGCTGTGGCTCTTCTTTTACGACAGGCGCGGCTATAGGCGCGGCGGCTTGAATGGGAATGATAGAATCCGAGATGTATTCCGCAGGAATGTCCATCTCATTTGCGAGTGATACGATCATCGCGCTTTCCTTCGCCCGTGCGCGAAGTGCTTCCTCGTAATCCTCTCCCATGTCGGAATAAATTTGTCCGGCTGTCTTCAAGCCAGCTTTCCAAAGGTTGATGTCGGCGTTAGCTTCGCGACCGTAGTCAATCGAAACCTTGGCAGGCCAGCACCAGCGACCATCGAGCAAGTATTCGGAATCTGGAATGAGTCCGCGTGCGGCGGCGTCAAGAAGGATAATGTTCTTGATGCGGTCTAGGAATTTGCCTTCCAGCAACCCACGCCAGCGGAGGAAGGTTCTCTCTGCCATTGCCGCTTCCATGCGAGCCATAGGCCCGCTCTTATCGGCGTCGAAGGCGAATCCGTAGGGCAACCCGACCGCCATACAAATATGGGCTTGGATGAGTCGGATAAATTCACCGAATGCGCCGGTCGGACGGTCGCTCTTGAACATCTCCATCTTCTCGCCCGATCCCAAATAGTTGACCGTGCCAGGGTCGAGCGACTGCAAGCGTGCGACTTGGCCTTGATCGTTTGAATTGCCCCTGGCGAAGTAGTCGCCAGCGTCGGCGGCTCCGCTCTCGGTGGTGATGACGCCGGACTGATACGAAGCGTATTTGATCGCCTGCACTTCGGCTTTTATGGCTTCTTGAAGGTCGCGGGTTGCGTTTAGCGCAGTAGCGAAAGCAGAGCGCCCACGGTATTCGTCAAGTCTTGCCGCATCGAAAAGGTGGATAAACTCTTTTGCAACAATATCAACAGGAGAAATATACTGATTATTGATAGTACGCGTGAAAATAGTGTATGAAATGGGTCTTCCATAGTCGTCTACGTTAATGCCGCCAATATATTTGTCGGTATCTGTTCTGTCGTAAGGCGATCCGATGCGATCGGCTTCGACGCTTTGCAGTTTTAGATCTTCGCCGTCTCTAACAATTATAAATCCGCAGTCGCCATCGCGAAGGATGGCCGTTACAGCAAGCTGCAAAAGCGTTGTAAAATTGTGGCGACCTAGGAAATCACACTCGTTCATCCACTTCTGCCAATACTTTTCGATCTTGGTATCGACTTCATGATCTCCGGTGCGGGCTTGGTATGCGATGCGCCCGGAAACGTAGGTTGCAAATTTGAGGAGGAGAGAACGGACGGGAGGAAAGTTGTCTGCGAGATCGCGAGCGGCTCGGATAAGAGAGAGTCTTTCGCGAGTTCCTGCGGTATCTTCACCACCACTAACGCCGCGACTGATCCCGCGCTTCTCGCTCGTCAATGCGCTGTCGAAGCGTCCGAAATTGCGGAGCTTCGCCTGGTTGACCATGCGATCCAGCGCGGCTTTCGGCGCGACAAGAGAAAGGGCTTTGGTGATAATGTCTTGCATTTATGGGCGCTGGGTTGGGAACGTCGGCGTGAACCTTCTTACACGAGTTCCGCTGGCGTTGTCAATAGCGGCTTGCAATTCCTTGATCGTTTGCGCGACCTCGGCAAGATTAGCGCGAGTGAACGAGCGCCCTGCGATGCTATACGACGCGCCTGCAACGGCTATTGCCTTCAAGCAAGCCGTGAAATCGCCCTGCAATTCTTGCAGAGTAGCAAGCGGCAGGCCAAAAAATGATTTGTTCATCGCCATTCATTTGATGGCGATGTCAAAAAAAAGAAAAGGCGCGGGGATTGAACCCGCGCCGGTTGGTGTTAGGCGGCAACGTGGCGCATCGCTTGGTTCAAGCTATCGCAAAAAATAGTTGCACAATAATCAATCAGGCTATCACTCGCGTCATTGGTATTTCTAAAACCAACGCAGGTAATTTCCTCACTGCGTCCGTTTCTCAAAAACTGAACAACCTTTTTTCCGTTTGGTTTGCTGGCAATGAATATGTTGCCATTTTGAGAAATAGTGAATCCGGCCTTGTTTAGTTTGTTGATTGCGTTTTGGATTTTCATTTTGTTTTTTCTTTTTAGGTTTTCTTCGTCGGGCTTCTTGCCTTTCGATGTTTTGAATATCTACGCTTTTTTTATTTTTGAAAAGAAAAAAATTAAATTATTTTTTGCCCCTTGCCGAGCCGCTTAAATGCTAGCTCTCCGCGCCTATCGGCAAAACGCCTGCAAGCATAGCGGACGCAAGCGCGATGCACTCGCAGTCCCAAAGGTGGTTCGGGCGTCCGCCGATGCGAACCCATCTTTGCTCGACTTGCTTGGTCTTGGAGTTGGTCACGTCTTTCTTCATCTCGCTCAGCATTTGCTTGCGATAGTCTTCGGACACATCCCGCGCAACTTCCCACTTCGGCACAGCGTCAGCCTGGCGAAGTGACGCGAGTTTGTCTTTGATGCCTTCGTTGCTGAAAAAGAAATACGCGCACTTCAACCCATCGCTTCCGGCCTGCGCCCCTTCGATCTTGGAAACGAAGCGCCGCGTGCGCCTGCCGTTGTCGATATGATAAAACCCATCCTGCCCCGACCCGTGCGAAGCTGTCCACCCACGCCGTGCGCATTGTTCGTAAACGAGCGGCGTGTCGTAGCCGGCATCCACAACAACGCACCTCGGCATTATGTCGAACTGCTGTTGGATGGCGTCGAGTGTTTCCCACGTCAGCGGCCTAGACTCATGCAGCAACATTGACGAGCCGTCCACTCGGAAGGCGCGGACGATGCACCAAAAGTGATCGCGCTGTTTGTCCACGCACATAAAGCGCCTGTGCTCGCCGTCGATCTTTTGTCCTTCGAGATATTCCGCCTTCGCGTAGTCACCGGTAGTGATCTCCGGCAGATCGCTTGTGACTTCGTCTTGCCAAGTCTGCGCCTTGCGCTTCTGAATAAATTGTTTGAGCGGTTCCAGGTTGCCGCTGCTCTTGGCTTCGTTGGCTTCGATCCATTCCTTGACAATGGAAAACCACGGTATCCACCAGACGGCGTAGGCCGGATATTCGAACGAGCGATGGCCGCGAACCGGATGCGGGTTGAGCGCGCGATACGTTGCAGAATTTGCAAGGTTTCGTCTAGTGCTTGCGTCATCTTTGTATCGCGTTTCGCAATGCTCGCATTTCATTCTCACCGAGTCCTGCACTTTATCCCAAAGAATGCCGCCCTTTTCGTCGCGTTCGGAAGCATACTCGATCTGGTCGAACAAGTAACGCTGCCAGTTCCCACAATGGGAACACGTCCAACCCCAGACTTCCCGCGTTCCGCTGTCCCATTCCGCGTCAGCCTCATGCCCTGCGTCCCATCCTTGCGAGACTAGGAGCGTTTTGCGGTTCCAGCGGTCGTGATGTCGAGCTTTCAACTCTTTTATCATCCCGCTTTTCCACCTCCAGACCTCGTCTCCAATGCAATAGCGCATGGATTTTTCCTGCAAGTTGGTCATGTTCGCGCCTCCAGCGAACAATACCATGTGCGGAAATAGGATCGTGGTCTTGCGTAGCGCGTGCCGGTCTTCTGGGAATAGGTCTTTGACCGGCTGGCATTCGTTGAAGATGGGAAGCAAGCGCGACTCTGTCCAGTCTTTGACCATGTCGTCAGTCTGACCTACGAAAAGCGTAGGCCCAGGCTTTTGTGCAACGATAAAACACGCGAGTGTTTCCATCATCGTCGTCTTCCCGCCCCCAGTCGGAGCGCGTAAGAAGACCTGTGTAGTTTCGTCATCACTTGCTGCTAATAGTGGCGCGTTCAACCAAGGCGCCACCGAAGGGTCGAAGCGCGAAGCGCGGTCGGAGTTTGGGAAGCTGACGTGATCGGATGCCCAGTCCAATATCGTGCCATCAAATGCCAGCTTGATTCCGTCGCGGATGCCTTGTGCTAGTGGGTTCATTTCATTCCGAAAATTTGTTTGAGCGCGTCGAGATTCCC